TTGGAAATCGTTGAAAATCTATCGGTTCATTTCGGGCACCGATTGAAAGTCCAAGAGGTCACGGCAGAGGATTTATAAGGAGGGTGAAATGGAACACTGTTCAGAGGCAAAGAAAACACTCGTAATCGAGCCAAGATTAGATGTGAAAACAGAGGTCACGCCAGAAGGCAAAATCATCCAGAAGATGACCGGCCAGATGATTGAGGAGGTCCTCGACACCAAAGAAAAGCAGATGCGGGCAGCCTTGATGGGCATGGGCTGGATGCCTCCGGAAAAGGATCTGCCGGTAAAGTGTTATGTGTGCGATGCTGACTTGGAATTTCATAATGAAGACGGCACATTATGGATCCATCCATGCAAAGCATGCTGCGCGGCCCTGGCCAATATGAAAAACGGCAAGGGCACGGCTGCCTGTCCTCCAAGCGGCAACATCACTCGCGTTGATTTAAGCGACATAAGAAGGGACATGAGCATCCAGGGCAACTACCTGAATGACAACAGAAACAACATTCGTGAATTGAGAAAAATTATCGAAAACCTGCAAAATGGACTGAAAGAGCAGCTTGAAACCATGGCCAAGGACATCGCGGCAAACAGGCAAATGATTGCCAATCTTGAAGAACAGTCGAAAGGTGATTGCGGTCCAGATGAAATTGACGCGATAAATGTTGCAATAAACACCCTGCAGATCGATGCCACGCATGACCGCGAAGAACTGAACGCCTGCACTCGTCGCCTGGAGGAGCATTCCGCTGCGCTCAGCAACCAAGACTGCAGAATTGTGCGCCAAGAGCAAACGACAGACAATCTGAAGACGCGAAAAGAGGAAATCGACAGGCTCAATAGCGAGTTGTTTTTCAGGGTGCAGGACCTTGAAAAGAAAATGAAGCACTGCAGGTACGACATCAGCGAGCTGTTTCAGACTGATGGGGAGACCAGGATAGCCACAGAAGGGTTTTCCGATCTGGAACCCATCAAGCCAATTACTGGCGAAACACGAGTATTCATCTGTCCTATTTGCGGAAAAACCGTAGAGGTCGAAAATGTTTCTGTCGTCTTTACCGATAGAAGGTATCCAGGAAAAGAAATCTGCAAGGAGTGCGTAACAAACGAAAACAAATATGCGGTGTACGCAAAACAAAGCAATCCCCTCCTCAAAGACATCCCTTTCAAAGATGACGAAAAAGGGAATGTAGTCCAATGCGAGGAATGCAAGGCTCCAAACGCAGATCGGCAGACAAAGCTTTGCAACAAATGCGCGGAAAAATTGGTGAAAGCCAACAGAAAAGCAAAAGAAGAACTTTATGGCAAGGAGGGCTGATCGATGCCTTTCTGGGTTTTCCTGTTCCTTCTTTTTATTTGCCTCTGTCAGCTTGCGACCTTGGTCATCGTGCTGATGACCATTTTTGAGATAGGGATGGACTGAAAAAGAAAAGAGGAATGCCATGAGCTTCAAATACTTCTGGTCGGAACTCACGCTGAAAAACAACGCCCTGATCGTCGAAAGCACCAAGATGACGATCACGGTCGCCAGCTTCAAAACACAGATGGAAAAGGCCTATGAGGCTGGAAAAAAGGAAGCCATTGGCACCCAAGAGACAAAGGCCGAGGAGGAAAAGGAGCCAGATGTTGACCTGGTCAAAACGAAACAATTGATGGACGTCCTGACCGCCGCAGGGTTTCACCCGCTTGAAGCAGCCAACAACAAGATGCTGGCCTTTGCCGGCGGTGAATTCCTGAAGGGGGAGATCGGCATTGAAGACCTCAAGGGGATCGTCAAAAAGGTAAAGATGTTCAACGATGCAAAGGATATTGCCAAATGATCTTCGGTGAATGCCCATACGAGGATTGCGATGGAAGCCATGCCATACCGCTTGCCAGTGATGCCGAGCTTCCAGCATTCAGCAAAGAGACCTGCGAGACTTGTGGCAGGATATTTTGGCTGAAGCATTCCAGGATCGATCCTGTTGCCTATACGGAAGATGCTGTATTGGTCAACGAGGAAACCAGAAGCGTTGAAATCAAGGAGGTCGCCAAATGAGAAAGCCGCACCCATTCAAGGCCAAGGAGCCATGCGGAGGCGATGCCTGGACCATTTTCCGCCTCGGCTTGAAATGGCTGAAGCTCGAAGGCGACACCTTCTACGGAACCATTTTCCTGGACCTGAAAGCCGCCAAGCGAATGAGGGATTGGATGGACAGAGCCATTGCCTGGATGGAAGAAAAGGATAAAATGTAGAAATGATCCTGCCTGTCCTCTTCTTCTGCGGATACGCTCCAGAACATAAAAACAAGTTTGCCAATCCCTCCTCTCGGGTAACACTGGCAGACCCGCCTTTTCTTTAGCACGTCAGGGTAGTGGCCACCACATAATGTATTCCCATAGGAAAAGTTTTTCATTCTCTCGAAGAGACCTGGGTTGATCACCCGGGTCTCTTTTTTTTCTTGCTCCTCAAGAAAATTATTAAATCGAATTTTCTTGAAAGTAACTGCCCGACACGTTATCGTCGTGGCCCCCGAACACGACGTTGGCGTACACACCAACACTTGATTTCCAGGAACCCTGTGATATTCTCAAAAAAAAGACAAGAACGTCATCCCTCTCCCACTGAAAGGACGTTTGAATGAACGATGAGCCATTCACAATTGAAGTAGAAGAAAGGGAAGATCCGATGGTCCAGAAAATACGAAGACTCAGGGTCGTGGATCTAAGGGAAGCAGGAAATTCCCAATATCAAATCAAGGGCGATGTTGACACAGAAGACAGAAAACAAAGGTTGAAGGATCATACTACAAGAATACGGTATGAGATGAAGCAGCTCAAGAAAGGCGACCTCCACGAAAAAACACGCCTTTGCTCGTAAGGAAACGACCTTATGTCTAAGTGGAAACCACCAAAGGACATGCCGAAAGATCAGGTGAAGGCGGTCCTGAAGGGCTGGCAATGTGGGGCAAAGAAAAAGGGCGGTAAGGGCTACTGCAAAATGAAGCCAATTGCCGGCCAGGTTGGCCAGCTTCCCCATCGATGCAAGTTCCATGGCGGGGCTTCTCCAGGAGGCCCTGCAGGAAACCTCAACGCCTTCAAATACGGGATTTACACGAACCGGGTGCTGCCAGGCGAAGAGGACATGGCCGAGCATATCAGGAAACAGGACCTTACGGTTTCCGATGAGATCCTGATCATGAAGCTGCGCCTGAATCGGGCCATCCGAGCCCGGGATGACCAGGAAAAGCTGATGCGCGAGGGCACGATCAAGGAGCAGCAGGACGGCATGATCCTGGACCGAATTGCCAGCGAAAAGGGCATGGGCGCCCAGGGGCCTGTGAATAAAACTTCGGTCGAGAAGAAGTTTGTTGATTATGAGCGCGAGATCCACAATCTGACGAACCGGATCCATAAGCTCGTGAATCAGGAAGCGATCCTCCGGGGCGGTGAGGGCGCGCCTCCAGAAGAAAGGGCAAGGCAGGCAAATGCGGCCCTGAAGGCCTTTGAAGACAGCCTGGAGCAAGATGCCGCGGATTCTTAATCCTGGGGAGTCCAAGGTCAAACTCCATCCAAAGCAGTGGGCGTACTACCACAGCCAGGCCCGTTTCAATGTAGCGTCGGCCGGGCGCCGATCTGGCAAGACGGATATTGCCAAGCGCCGTATCTTCAGCAAATCCATGCGCCACCAGAAATACCCCAGGACCAGGTATCTGGTCGGGGCTCCCACGCACCAGCAGGCAAAGAATATCTACTGGGAAGACCTGAAAACCATATTCAAGCCCTGGACCCGCAGCAGAATCATCGAAAGTGAGCTGAAAATCCCGCTTTTCAATGGCGCGGATGTGCAGGTTATCGGCCTGGACAGACCGCAGCGCGTTGAGGGCTCGCCCGTTGACTGGATATTCATTGACGAAATCGACGACATTAAACCAGAAGCTTGGCAGGAAAATATCCGGCCTGCGCTGACCGACCACCTTGGCGGGGCTGATTTCTACGGGGTCCCGGAAGGGCGCAGGATGCTGAAAAAGCTGTTCAGCGAGGCGCATGCGGACAAAAAGGGCGAATGGGCAGCATTCAGCTGGTGGACAGAGCATATCCTCCCCCTGTACCTGGGCAAGGAGGCTGCAGAGAACGAAATCGCGTCGGCCATGGCGGATATGGATGAACACACGTTTCGCCGGGAATATCGTGCAGAATTCGTGGATTTCGCTGGCAGGGTCTACTACTCCTTCAGCCGGGAAACCCACTGCGATCGCCTGGAATATGACGATGAACTCCCCCTGATATTCTGCTTTGACTTCAACGTATCTCCTGGTGTGGCAGCGATTTATCAAAATCAAAGGTATATCGGGAAGCTCAAGAATGTTGATCGTAAAAGGCCTATTTCAGTTGGAATCGGAGAGGTTCACGTCCCGCACAACTCGAACACGGAAATTGTGTGTAATCGGTTGATAAAGGACTGGGGCTTCCACAAGGGCGATATCATGATCTATGGGGATGCCACCGGAGGGTCAAAGGGGAGCGCCCAGCTTCATGGAAGCGACTGGGATATCATCAGAAACATGTTCAGGCCGGTGTTCGGCAGGCGTGCAAGGTACAGGTACAAGCGCGCAAATCCAACTGAAAGATCCCGGGTCAACGCCATGAATACCCGGCTCAAGGCGGCCGATGGGACCATTCGCATGCTTGTGGATCCAAAGAAATGCCCGCATTTGGTTGAGGACTTCGAGGATGTTTCGGTCCTGAAAGGCGGCTCTGGCGAGATCGACAAGAAAAGCAATGAGGACATCACGCACTTGACAGACGCGGTGGGATATTGGATTGAAACCGATTTCCCGGTCACATCGAGAAAAGCTCCGGTTTCAGTGGCGATTTGATTTTTTCCATTTACAAGCGGGATATTTGGGTTATTTTGGATTGAGATATCTTGGTGATGGGTGGAATGTATTTGTGCCATGGCCCTTATGCTGGAAACCCTAGGAGGATTGTGTTGAAGAATAGGATGGCATCCATTGACGAATGGGGAGAATCCTTGCCTGAGCAATCTGGAGGGTTCGAATCCCTCCACCAAGTCCAATTGAAAGGAAAATCATGCCGCAGGGTGGAGAAATGGCATCTCACTGGATTCATAATCCAGAGGCTGCAGGTTCGAGTCCTGCCCCTGCTACCTGAAAGGAGAAATTATGCCAGTCACATGCGTAAAACGAGGCGAAAAATGGCGTCTGGTCAATACCAACACCGGGATGGTCGAGAAGACCGATAAAGGTAACGCCCGTGATGGAGGCGGCCATGTACGAGAACAGGACTGCAGGGCACAGGCCGCTGCAATGAACGCGAACACGGAAAACCGATGAACTGCATTGCTGGCAGGCACTTGACGGTCGATCTGCAGCTGCGAGACAGTAAGTACTTGCGTGACGAGGCGGTTATGCGCAACCTGCTCGAGCGGATGGGCGACACGCTGGACATGACCATTGTTGCTCCCCCGGCGATGTTTAAGTTTCCTTGGATGGCTTCGGAGCTGGAGAGATTTACATCGATCCTTGAAAGCTCTCAAGACTATCTCGTTGAAACAGCTTACGCGTGGCCACATATCAAAAGAATGAGGGAGCATCTTGAAGCTAGGAAAAAAGATCAGTCCGGGATCACAGGCTTTTCGGTATGGCTCGAGTCGCACTGCTCGATTCATACATTTCCCGAGCGCGGAGAAGCGCATATCGACATCTTCTCATGCAAGGATTTTGCAAGCGTGCGTGCTTTGATTTTGATACGCGAGATATTCGGAGATTCGATTCTTCAAGGCGGCATTGCAGAAATTGAAAGACAACGCGGAGGCTACATGCCAAAGGTCAATGCCTACGCTCTAACCTGAAAGGAACATCATGAAAGCAGCCAAATCCTGGAAAACCACCGCGGCCGGCATCTGCGCAGGCATCGGAATCCTGGCCACGCAGATCGGCTACCTGCTTGACAGCAATCCCGAAACCGTCCTGGACTGGAAGACCTGCCTAGCAGGCATCGGCGCCCTGGGCATCGGATGGTTCAGCCGTGACAACGACAAAAGCAGCGAGGACGTCGGCAACAAAAAGTAGATGGAACTCCCTGGCACAAAAGAAGAACTCATGCGCACGCTTGCCGAGGCCATGAAAAAGCACGGGATCCACGACTGGGTGATTGCCTTTAACGATCCTGACAGCGATTCACAGCCAATGCACTTCCATGGTTCTTTGCCCTGGATTCATGGCATGGGGCGTCTGATCAACAGGGCTGCAGGCAAACAGATCGACGACAACGTGTTCAGGGGTGGCTGATGAAATGGCTCACTGCGGTCGCAGCATTCTTGGGCCGCTTTTTCAAGGAGATCCTGCCAGAGCTTTTCGCAGAAGCACGCAAGCCGACAAAAACGACTCAGGCCGGAGGCGATCGGGAGCTGCAGAAGGATGTGAACGAGGAAATCAACAGGCAATTGGAAGAACTCTGGGCAGAAGAGGAACCGGCCGTGATCAAGATCGTTTGCCAGAAATGCGCTGTCGTCCGCACGGTGATTGCCGGCGACCTTCGCATTATTGACGCTGGATGTACATGCGGTGGCTCATACAGAAAGCTTGACGATGACTGAAGACCAAAAAAGGGAACTGCTCAAAAGTCCCCTCGAGGAACTGATCAATAATTTCTCTGAAATCCTGATCGAAAAGGGCATGCAAAACTTCGCGATGATTGGAAAGGATCCGGATAGCGATGTTCTTTTTATTCGCCATTTTGGATCAATTTTCTGGATGCATGGAGCAGGTAAACAGATCAGCCTGCAGGCAGAAAAAAACATGTGCAAAAATACCTTCGGCAGGGATGATGAGTAAAACAAGAATTGACCGCATACGGGACGATATCAAGCTTGCGAACGAGCGCAGTCCTGGTTTCAGCCTGATAGGGAATGCGGACAAACTCAGCAAGCTGCAGGACAAGCTGATAAACGAGGATTTGCTTTGGGCGCTTCAGAGAATTGAAGACATGCGCAGAATGCTTGACATTGAAATGGGATTTGATAGGGCGGACCAGCCAAAAACTTTATCCACTCCAGGCATTCAAACGTGGTACGAGGAGATGAAAAAGTGATGCCTGTAAAAGGAAAATCCGTCTGCGCAAACTGCTCACACGTCTGGGAAATGACGGTCGATAAGAACTGGGATGGATGGGCAGTCTGTCCTGTCTGCGGGTCCAGGCGCGGGACATTCACGGGCGAAGATCAGGAAGAGCTGGAAGCCTGGCGCAAGAAGACCGGCAAGATGACGGTCGAGGAGGCGTTGAGAAGATGAAGCGAATGAGCTGGTTTGTTTTCGACAAATATCTATGTCTGTTTTCCCTCATAATCGCTTTCTGCTTTGTGATTGCGTCCTTGTCAAGCTGCGGCTTCACGCCCAACCAGGTAGTCCGCCATCCAGACGCACCAATGCTCATAACAGATTCCAAGGACGGATATGTTCGTGTCTCCGTCTACAGCAAGCAAGAGAATGGCCTGATCGACGCCGGATGGGTCGATCTCAAAACAGCCCAGGGCTGGACGATCGTCAAATATGACTGGGAGGCCTTTATCGCCAAAAAGGCAAAGGAGAATGAAAATGGCTGACACCGTTGAAATCGTACCAGAAGGCGGACGGCATCCTGTTCCGAAAAGGGTCAATGCAGGCCCCCAGACACAGCCTGATACCATTGATCAGACAAGCCCTGATTTTGACATCATGAAAGACGATGGAAGCTGGGAGCTGATCAATTCCTTGATGGGCGGGACAAAGGCCATGCGCAAAAAGGGAGAGAAGTATCTCCCGCGGGAGCGCAAGGAAAAAATGCGCGACTGGGAAAACAGGCGCGATCGCTCATTCCTGCTCAATAAGTTCAAGGACGCAGTAAATAAAACATCGTCCAAGCCATTCTCCAGGCCGATCACTCTGCAGAACGCAGAGAAACTGCACGAGCAACTGAAATTGATCGAGGATGATGCGGACGGAACAGGCCGCAACCTGACTCAATTCTTTTGGGCATGCTTCAAGAATGCCCTGGAAAAAGGTCTTACCCATGTCCTGGTGGATTTCCCTGCCATTGATGGGCAGCTGACACTGGCCCAGGAAAGAGCCCTGGGAGTGCGGCCAAGATTCGTGCATATCAAGGCAGAAGACCTGTTTTTCTGGAAGTTTGACAATGATGACAATCTGGTTGAAATAAGATTCACCGAAAAGGGTGTCGAATCATCTGGGGAACATTCCCAGAAAAAAGTCGAGCGCATTCGAGTCTACAAAAAAGAAACATGGGAACTCTGGGAGAAAAACGAAAAAGGCGCTTGGGAAAAGAAAGAGGACGGAACCCACACCTTCAATGGCGTGCCTCTTACAACCTGGTACATGGATCAGGATGGTGTCATGACCGCAACTCCGCCATTCCTTGAACTGGCATGGACGAACTTGACACACTGGCAGAGCTATTCAGATCAGCGAAACCTTCTGCGCGTGGCCAGGGTCCCGATCGTTGTCGGCTCCGGGTTCACAAAGGGCGAGATCGACGATGGCATTGAAATCGGTGCAACCAGGTTCATCGTATCGGAGAATCCTGACGCAAAGATCGAGCATGCAGAACATAGCGGGAAGGCCATCGAAGCCGGCCGCATGGATCTGAAGGACCTCGAGGAGCAAATGGACATGATGGCCCTGGAGCCATTTGTCGGCAAGACAGGCGCGCCGACTGCGACCGCAAAGGCGATCGACGAAAGCAAATCCCAGTCTTCAGTCCAGGCCTGGATCAGATCTGGCGAGAACGTGGTCAAAAACTGCTATGCTTTGGCAGGCGAATGGGTGAAATACGAGCTTCCGGATGATTTCAAGGCCGATATCTTTAACGACTTCGCCATTGTCTTGATGGGCAAGGACGACAAGGAAACCCTGCTCAAAACAGTCCAGTCCGGGAAGATCTCCCAGCAAACATATCTGCGCGAATGCAAGAGGCGTGGATTCCTGTCCGAGAACCTGGATGTTGAGGAGGAAATAGAGGCAATCGAGTCCCAGCCTCCGCTTTTGATGGGCATTCCAGAAAGCAGTGAATCCGATGAAGGCGGTGAGGGCGACGAGGAATAGCCCATGGGCATCAACGACGAACTACTCAGCAGATCGATCAGCCATGCGATTTTCCTGGAAAGGCTGAAAACCGGGGAACAACGCAAGGTCCTGACTTTCCTGCAAGACAAGGTCTACAACGACCTGACCAAGATCGTGCAGGGGCGCCTCCGCGACAATATCACGACCAAGCGACTTCTGGCCATGCAAAAGGCCTATGGTAAAATCATAAAGAACGGCTTTGTAAAGGCTTATGACGGATTCAAGAACGATCTTGTAAAGATTTCTGATTCAGAGGCATTGTACCAGGTAAATATGATTAATCGGCTTTCTCCCGTTCAATTGGAGATGGTTTTGCCTTCGGCGACGCTGATCGATCAAGTGGTGAACAAGCCCATGCTTGGGCGCCCGCTTCGCCATTGGTTTCGTGACCTTGGGGGCGATCTCGGGGAGCGCGTCAGCGCCCAGATCAATATCGGTCTGGCAGAGGGCGAGACTGTTGGACAGATGGTTCGTCGGATCCGCGGTACTCGCGCGCTGAATTACACCGATGGGGTGATCGCCACGAATGCCAGGAACACAAAAACGATCGTTCGCACCGCCGTCAACAATGCCGTTACTCAGGCCCGGGAGACTGTTTATCGGCGCAATGAGGATGTGGTCAAGGGCGTCAGGTATGTGGCGACCCTGGACTCGAGGACCACGGTCATCTGCGCGGATCTGGACGGGCAGGTTTTCAACATTGACGAAGGGCCAAGGCCTCCGCAACATCATCAATGCCGAAGCAGTACATCGCCTGTTATCAAGTCATGGCG